TCACCAAGCTGCCTCTTACAATAAGTGATAAGATCAGCCCTAGAACTTGGAGATGCCATTACACACAAAAAATCCCTTCTTACCTATTTAGGAAGAAGGGATTTAGTATTTATTCTGCTGGTGCTTCTGCTTCTGCTTCTGGTTCTTGTTCTAGAAGTCCGAGAGTTTCAAGACCACCTTGTAGTTTGATCTTATACTCTTTTGCCTTGACTAGATTTTCTTCTAGTTCTTTGATTTGCTTTTCGGTAGTAGCAATTTGTTCTTCGAAATTTGCTTTTAGTGTTGAAGGGTCCATAGTTATCACTGAAAATGGTGTGTATGATTATTTATTTACATGTCACATAGATTGAATGAGATAGATATTCGGTTCCCCTCACAGTAATGAGGATCTACAAAATGATCTAACCAGTTTGGAAAAACGTATCCATGTCCAATTTTTGGAGTAATTCTGTGGAATACATGATGATCGTAGTATCTTCCAACTCTTGTTTGAGCACGAGGATCTACAAATACTAACTGACCTTCTTTTTCTCCGAGATTTTGTGGCACATCTAAGTATAGCACACCACTAAACAAAGCAGAGGGGTGGTTATGAAAAGATGAAAAGTCTCCTTTACGCATTACCATTCCCCAACAATTGATTCTGGAAATTTCTGGTGGTGGGATTGCTCTGTCTTGAGAAACAGCATGTTCCTGAATCATTGTATGAAGAAGCAACTTTAGATCTTTGGACCACTGTTCTTTTCTATTACACAAGTCATCCCTAGAATGATATCCAGTTTCCCCTCTCATTGAATAAGAACGGTGCTCTTCTGGTATAGTTTCTTCTTGTAGAATATGGTTGATAATATCAAATCGAAGGGTATCAATATCTTTGATAATAAAATCAGATACCCTAGTTACAAATAAATCCATAAAATTTTAAAGTCCGTTTGGTTTTTGAATATTTTCTTTTACTGTGAGGATTGTGTCTAGCATTTCGCCTTCTGGACCTAGATCAATTCCATTGTCTCTGAGGTGTTTCATAATTTTCCAGATGGAATCAATCTGCTCAACTTCATTTGGATATGCTTCACGTCTTTTTCCAATATAAGAAAGGTCAACTTGATCTAGATCTGGATGTCTTCTATGCTCCCAAACCATATCCTCCCATTCTTCACGAGTGTATGGTCTTTGTGTACCATCTGCTTCTACATGAATGTATTTGTCTGGTCTATCACCTTTATTGTGATAGTATGAGAGTTTCTCTGCTTTTGTAATTTCTCTTAGTTTTTTCATGGATCAATATCCTGTGTATGGTCCTGCTAATGGATAATCTCTAATAGATGGTTGGGTAGCATAAACAGCACAAGCAAAGTTGCAACCACTACTAACACTTCTCATCCCTTGATTATTATAAATTCTAAGTCCACCCATTGGATAAGCAGTGCTTTGATATTGAGAAGCACCTCTCCAAACTCCACCACCATAGTATGCACCACCATTTTGCTCTGTGGCACCTCCACCGTGATAGTAGAATGCCCAGTAGTTTGCAGTGCTGTTATTTGGCGTGTTTGAGAACCATAGGGTAGTTCCCCATGATGCTTCACCGTTTGACTGCAATTCATAACTATCGTTTAGGGTAGTGATCTGGAAGTATGATCTACCACCAGTACCAGATGCATCTCTAGGACGACCATCATTTGCGTGCCAACCAGAACCCATGTGGAAATAGTTGTTGCCCGTATCTACACTACCATCTGCTTTGATAAAACGACAGTAATACTCACCATTACCACCACCTTGCTCATAGAAGTTCATGATAACTTCATATGAGTTATAATATTGCTTGATTGGTGATCCAGTTCCAGGACCCCAAAAAATATCTAAACTAGAAAAAGGATCACTTCTTTCAACCCAAGCAACTAATTTTCTACCACCAACAGGAACCCAAAGACTATCAGATGGAGCTCCTGCAGGATTTTCATAATAATGCTCTAATTGTGCATCATCAGTATTATATCTGATAGTTTCTGCAGTAGCAGTAGATCTTTCTGCTCTGGTTCCCCTTTCGATAGCGTTTGCAGCAAAGGGGTCAATTCCATTGATAGTCATACCTTGTGGATAATTGACTGTTCCCGTGGAATCAATCTCCATAGCGACGTTACCACCCGACGCTCGAATTTGCCCAACTTCCAGAATACTAGCCATGAAAAGGCACTCAAATCTACTTTACATGTTTATTTATGTAGAGGAACTACCCTATAGGAATACTTGTCGTTATTAACAATTTCTGGCATAAAGTTCATTGATATGGAAATTCTGCCATCTAATTGATTATCGCTGTATCCATGAGTTAGGTTAGACTGCCACAAAATCAATTCACCCTCTTCTGGAAAAACAAAAACATCTGAGTTATATTTGTTTGGATTTGATTTATCACATTGCAGTGTGATAGTTGGGAAATGTGAATGTGTTGAATTTTCTGGATGCCTAAAACATAGTGGAGAATGTCCTTGTTTAAAGTTAACATAGTAAGTACCAGAAATATAAGCATTGCCATGAAAGTGTGGATATTGTCCACCACCTTTATCGCATAAGTTTAACCAGCTATCAGTAATAATCATATTACCACTGATATTATATCCCAAAGTATTTTTTACAAAATCCGTACAAGTTTTTTCCATCCATTCTCTGAATTCTAAGAAACATTCTTTGTGTAAAAATGACTTATTAGTTTCGTTATCAAAATGATATAAAGATGAATCCTTTGCATTCGGTTCCATCTCAGTTCCTTCCATAAGATCTAATATAGTTTTTTTAGTTGGTTCTGATTTATCGTAAATGATTCTCCCAATTGCATTTGGGAAAATATCGAAGGTTTCAATCATAATATTTTTACGTTCCAAGCAATACTAATTCTATCGTCATTTGATTTATTTTCCAATACTCTATGAAGTATGTTTGATGGAAAAATTAATACCCTTCCTTCCACTGGAGTAATAGAAACTGATGGTGAAAGATTTGCTTCTTGAGAAACAGAACTAAGCAGATTGAAAGATTCAATATATGCTGGGTTTGTTAACTCAATGTCTCCAGAATTTTCTAAAGACTTCACATACATCACAACAGAAAGATCTGATCCTGGGTGTGTATGTCTTTCATTAAAAGTTTTTGGTGGATTGATATTTATCCACGGCATACTGAAAGCAAAATTTGATGTCAGATATTTTGAAAGACAATCTGAAATTTCTTTGTATACATCTTCAAGTAAATCAATCTGTTTGTGTTCAGATTGCCATCCTCCGATATTTGATATTGTAACTCCTGCACTTTCTTTTTGATCTTGATAGCAATACCTAACCAATTTATTTCTATAATCTAGATAATTTTCTAGATCATGTGCGATTAATTGAATTGGAAATAATGGGAATAGTTTCATTTCTTCAGTACAAAAATTACAATACCATTCCACCAGGAGTTAGAGTCTTCCAACTCATCTGTAAGAATGATTCTCTCATACAAAATGTCTAGTTTATTTTCGGATGCAAACTCCTTTGCAGATTCTACCACATCTTTAAAATTTGCATCGTCTACAATAAGGATAAACTCATCCTCTGTGTAATTAAGAATATGATTTAAACAAGACTTCTGGACGGATCCATCATGGTCTGCATCATAAAAAATAGTGTTGACTTTCTTGTCCAAGTTCTCTTCTGTAGCAATACGAATATCACCATTTAGAATAGCGATGTTGCTGTTGTCAGTCCATGTAGTTTTGACGTTTTCAATAAACTTTTCAATAGATCCTTCTTCACCAGACCACTTGATATCATCTCTTACTGGTCTGATGTTCTTATCTTCCCAATGATCAGCAGCGTATGCAGTGAGATCGTTGCCTTGGATAGCAGCACAGAATGTACTTCCATTGTATACACCAACTTCTAGATACTTGGTGTCGTCATAGGAACAGATATTATTGAGGAAGTGCCTGACAGTATTAGATGACAGACCTTCGATGTCATGATTAAACTTAGATTCTTTCTTTGTTGCTTTTTCTATAGAATCTAAACAACGTTGAATATATGGGTGCAACTCACGATCTTGTTTTTTAAGGTGTGCGTCAACGACAGACTCACAGTAATTACAGTCCCAGCAATCAAACTTACATGTTTTGATCTTGTCTCTCCAAATATCAATAGGACGATCTTTCATATCAAGATCTTCCATATATGGATCAAGTTGTGGGAAGAGTAGTTCTTCTTCTCTGTCCCATCTCTCAATGATATCCATAGACTCTTTCAGACGCATCATACTCTCGCGTCCGTGCATCTTGAATACATCAATACCTAGATCAAGGAATTCTTGCCAGTCTTCTCTCCAAGGTGGAATGTTTGCTGCTTTTAATGATACAGCAGCATCCTCATACTGCCAGGTAGAGCAAGAGACTCTACTAATAGAATCATTAAAATATTGTGGACCATCTCCACATCTTGTAGCATTGAATTGATAATGCTCTGGCATGATAGGACAACCGCCCCAGCATCCTTCATTAGCAAGTAGAGAAAGCTTTACTGGTTTGTCAATAGAAGCACAATATTCTTTAGCATCAATAATACGCTCTAGTTGCTCCCTATCACGCATCAGGTCTCTGTCTAGATTGACATAATGAAATCCTGCCTTGGCTGCAGCAACTACTTCATTGGGTCTAGTAACCTCGCGTAGAATAGTATTCTTAATATACAGTTCAGGAAATTCTTTCTGAATCTGTCCTGTAGATACCCATGTTGTATGTGGTAGAGTTACAATACGAATACCTTTATGGTATAGTGGTTTAAAGTTCTCTATCCACAAATCTAGATTTTTCTGATCTGGTCTTACCCACATATTATTG